TCTTGTAATTTTGCAAGAGATGTTTCAAGGGGACTATCACTATGACGAGCTATTGCAGAGCGATCAAGTATACCAGCGATGTTTGTGAGGACTTTGTAAAGTGATCCTTTATCACTTAGTCCAGCTTGTATGCCAAGTAGAGTATCAGTAGCCATTTCTTCTTCCTTTGTTATCCTCGTTTATTATTCTCTTGTTGTATTCGTTCATTTTCTTCTGCTATATGTTTAATAAGTAAATCCACATAAACTCCCCTTTCCCATGGAATCATATTATCTAATTCAGTTAAAGAATAGTTATGATGTTGCATCATATTAAAGTTTGTCATTATCATGTTCTCTAATGAATCATGAGAAAGGGCTATGCGAAAAAAGAGTTAAGTCCCTCCAATGTGATTTCTTCTGTATAAACACAAGACTTCTTATTTTTACCTTTAGTCTTTCCTGTACAGACTAATTTTACTTGATGACGAATTGCAGGCATTGTTTCAAAGAATTTTGATATCTTTTGAAACTGTTCATCAGTTAAAGACTCAAGGAAATCTGTCATTTCTTTTTCTGTATGGTCTTTAGAAGCATAGGTTGTATCGTTATCATAAATACAATCAATACTATCTACTATAGTATCAAACAATGCTTCAATTTCTGGTCTATCTTTTTCTTCGTGTTCTGCTATTTTCAACTGACTGTCAATATTGGGATATTTCATTATCACTCCCAAGTGTTCTGTTAATTTGATATTATCAGTATGGTCATCTTTAAAAAGTACTTGTACTTCATCAGTATTAACAGTAACTGCTATGTCATTCTCACATTTTGGACATTTGTACTTTAATTCAATGTCCTCTCCTTTAGCTTTGCCTCTTAGTTGAAGAAATATATATTCTATATCAAATGTAGCTAATGTATCAACATCTATATCACCAAAGACACAATTCTTAATAATGGTTTTTGTTGCATTGATGATTTGTTTTTGATCTTCAGTTTCCATAGCTAGTAAAAGTATTTTTTCTTCTTTTACCAGAAAGGGTCTGTACTTAATTTCTTTCTTTGTTGATGGTATTGTTAATGTATATTCTGGTACTGCAATTGTTGGTAATCCCATTTCATTTACTCCTATATAAAATGATGTTAATAGTGTTTAATATTCTTATTGTGCTACCTCATTTTGTCGTATTCAATGCGCCGCCTGTGGTATTTTTATCTAGTTCTTTTTGTCGTGCAATCATATCTGCGGCATAATCATACACAGCTGTTGCATCCATTATATTTTGATTGCCTACTTTTTGGTTAAAATTAGTATTTTTATTTAATGTTATGTTGTTTTGATGGTCAGATTGTTTATCAACCATATCTGGTATCTCACCATTAAGATATGTAACGTCATAATGTCTGTATGTCATAGTAACATTACAAGTCATAACTGTATTATTTGTTCCATAGTCTAGTTGAATTGCATCAACTTGTTTTGGATAAGCATCAGATAGTTTCCATTCAGCAACTCTTCCCCATTGACGATTGTACTGTGTAATTGTTATTGGCCAAATGTATGTTTCAGGAACATTAAATTGGTTTGTATTCTTATCAACTATTTTGTCTATCCAATCCTGAAAAAATTTTAATTCTTTCAAATCTGAACTACAGTAAAACCCAAGTATAACATCAGCGAATACCTTTTTATATGCAACAGAACGAAAACCATCATCCTTATCTGTTGTAGCAATAGTGTTGCCTGGAAGTTGTGCTTGAAAACAATTAAGACGATATTCTAACGCTTTAGCAGCTTTAACATTTCCAAGGTCTACAGTAAATAAGTTAGGTCTTGCGTATCCTTTATTTATATTTGCTTTGATGCTATCTATGCTTTCCGCCATTTTATTCTCCGTTATAAATACTTGTGACTCTATATATTTATACATCTAATATGAATTTTCAGAAGCACGTTGGCAAATATAAAGTACACAATAAGGCAAAATATGTAGCAGATTTGCAGGAAGTTGTGTACAGATCATCTTGGGAGCTCAAGTATATGAAGTATCTTGACAGACACCCATCTGTAATTGAGTGGGCTTCGGAGAATGTCATTATACCATATTATAATCAAATTGAGAAGAAAACTAGGCGATATTTTGTAGATTTCTATGTGAAAATACAGAATCCAGAGGGAGAGATTAAGAAGTATATTATTGAAGTGAAACCTGCTAGTCAATGTCGGCCACCAAAGAAACGAAAGAGAATCTCTATCAAGTATAAGAATGATCTGAAACGATTTATAATAAATCAGAGTAAATTTAAGGCTGCTCGTAAATGGGCCGAAAAGCGTGGTATGGAGTTCATTATTTTAACAGAAAAAGAGTTAGATATTCCAAAGAACCCTTATAAATATAATAAGAATGCCAGAGACAAAAGAAAATCTATTAAAAGATAAACGCATATTAAAAGCTTTGGCTATGATCGCAAAGTTTCCTGGCTTACGAAGTATGTTTAAAGTGATTGGCTCGCTCTTATTGGGTCGAAAATTTAAATCATTGAGTGCATTAGGAAAATCGCCTGAATTCTTGTCCGTTGTTAAAAAGTTTAGTGTGGCAGAAGTTACGATGTATACGCGTATACTTGCACCACTTGGTTTTCCACGACTTGTTGTGAAAGGTGGCAGAGTAATTAAGTTGTCTGTTAAACGTGATCCAGTTGCTACAACACGAACTGTTGTTGGAACAAGAGGTGGTGCAGGAACTGAAATTCGTGTGAGTAAAGTTTTACAACAGCATATAGATTTTTTACAAGAAGAATCGTTTTTTCAGAAAGCACACAAACAGGCAAAACAACAAGGTCTTATTCAAAGAAGTGAAGCTGCTCGAGAGTTCTATCAAGATTATGCTTTAACATATGGACAAAACTATCGTTCATTGAATATGTTGAGAAGTGGTGGTGTGAAGATTAGTAATATGTTATTGGGTCGTATGTATTTTTTTCGCTATTCACCAGATGAACCAGATAGTTCATATGATGAATTTCCATTAGTGTTTATGTTGTATGAAGATCAAAATAATTTTTCTGGTATCAATTTTCATTATATGACACCAAAACAGAGAGCTATTATACTTGGTAGAACATTTCAGTTTTTGAATAATACTAAATATAATAATAAAACAAAACTGTTGGTTAGAAAATTTAGAAATATAATACAAGGAAATAAAGCCTTTAGGTGGGCAAAGGCATCATATAGACAATATAGACCAGATCAGATTAAGTCTAAGATTATTCAAGTTCATCCATTGGATTGGGAGTTAGCTATCATGGTGCCAACAGAAAGATTTAAAACTGAACGGGGTGGTAGAACATCATCTAAGAAGATTTGGTTTGAAACAACTAAAATAGCAAAAACCATTTAAGGGATAAGTACTATGGCAGAAGAAAAAGCTTATGAGCCGAAACAGTTTATTGAGAGTGTTGGAAAACCTCATTTGGTGTATCCATTAGACAAAACTCCTAATAATTTTTATCCAGAGTGTATTAGTTTTACGTTTCAAAAACGTATAGGTGTTGGTTTAAACGAAGCAGCTGAAATAATTGGTTCATCATTTAGTGAGAGATTTGGTTCAAATTATGAGAATTATGCAAACGAGATTGATGATTATACCGAACTCCGCAAAGAAATTAATAATGATCCTGATATAACAGAAGAAGAAAAAGAGCTGGAATTAGGAGAACACTTGAAGAATTGGAAAGATGACCATAACGGCCAAGAACCTGATTTTAATAATTTTCAAAGAACTATGTCTGCCACTGTGACCGGCTCGAAAGAAATTGCCAGGAGAAATTTAAAATTAAAAAAGGAAAGTAAACACATACTTGGTACTGTATATTTGAATATGCCTCAAACAATCCAATTTGATAATGATGCAAATTGGTCTGGTAAATCTTTAGGAGCAATTGGTAATACTATAAAAAATATGGTGGGTGGTGATGCTAGTGGTATGGCATCAGCTAGTAAAGGAGCTGTAGGTGGCCAGGCCGGGGCAATTGGTGGTGCTGCTATTGGTGGTACTATAGGTTTTTTAGCAGATAAACTTGGATTGCCAGCTGGAACTGGTGTTGGCGCATTAGCTGGTGCTTTTGCAGGAGGTACTGGAATACAAGATGGGTTAGAAGCATCCCTTGGTGTTGCATCTAATCCATATGAAGAAATGATGTTTTCAGGAATTTCATTCAGAACATTTAATTTTGATTTTCTGTTCCGACCTCGAAATGGAGATGAGATTGAAGAAGTTGAAAAGATTATTAGAATGTTTCGTACACACACCAGACCATCATATGTTAACGGTGCGATGGGAAAATCTTTTATGAATAATCCACAAGAATTTCAGATTAGGTTTTTAACTATGACTCAGGATAAAAGAGATTATACACCAAATCTGTATTTACCACAAATCAAAACTTGTGTTTGTGATAAGGTAACAACAAACTATACACCACAAAGTGTTTGGACATCATATAAGGCTGGGGCTCCAATAGCTATTACAATGTCACTTAGTTTTAAAGAAAAAGAATTGGTAATGGCAAAAGATATAGAGGAGAGGGGAGGATACTAATATGGCATACTTTACTTATTTTCCAAAGATGTCTTATGATTTACGCAGAACATCTACAAATGCTCAAAATGATCTTGTTACAAATATCATGGCTCGTGTTCTTGTTAAATCTAATAGTTGGAAACAATCTGATGACCAAGCAAATGAATTGGTGCAAGCAGCTAATGGTTTTGTAAAATATATTATAAAAGATGGTGATAGACCAGAAACAGTTGCACATCAATTCTATGGTGATTCTACGTTGCATTGGGTTGTATTGTATGCTAATGGTGCTAGTATGCAACAGCCGTGGTATGATTGGCCAATGTCACAATACGACTTGACTAAATTTGTTGCAAAGAAATATGGTAGTGGTAATCTTAATGCAACACATCATTATGAATCTGGTGGGTTGGAAGTAGACGAAGATGCATCTAATGCTACTATTGTAACCAACTTTGGACATGAACAGACATTGAATGATGCTAAACGACCTATTAGAATTATTCAGTCTGAATATGTAAGTTTAGTGGTAGATGAATTTAAAAGACTAATGAAAGCTAGTTAAAAAATTATGTCAAATCAATTAACAGTCGGTGATATTAGCATCGACAAAATGAATATTGAGTGTGCAGCTGGAAAATGGAGTTTGATTCCACATTTTGAGGAGTTAAACATCTATGAAGATTTGTTTGAAAATACAATGACTGCTCATCTTACACTACAAGAAGGAATTAATATTCCGTCTAAATTTCCAATACAAGGAGAAGAAACTGTTGATGTTTCTATACGGTTAACTGGTGTTGATGATACTGAAGTATCTATTTTGAACCCACCTTTATTTCATGTGTATAATTTATCTGATAGATTTATAAGATCACCAAAATCACAGAGATTTTCTTTAGACTTGGTATCAGAACAATATATGAGTAGTTTGCATACAAAAATTAGCAAGTCATATTCAGATATGACTGCTGATAAAATTGTTGGTGATATATGGTCTAACTATCTTGATGATGATAAAGACTTATATATGGAAGAAACAAAGAATAGTGAGCAAGTAATCATTCCAAATTGGCATCCTCATCAAGCCATCAACTGGTTAGCTAAACGGTCACAACCAGAAGATAATACAGCAACCAGTTTTCTCTACTATGAAACTATGGATGGTTCTCATTTTAGAAGTTTGAATAACATGGCAGAATCAGAACCTCTAATAACAATCGCCAAACAAGAAATAACTGACGATCCTGATAAGATTGAAGCATTGTCTGTGGGTTTGATAAAAGCAGATCATATAATTCATATGAATCTGTTTGATAAAGTTCAAAATATTAAACAAGGTCAATATTCTTCCAAGTTACTTACACACGATATAGTTAAGAAGAAAATACATCAACATGATTTTAATGGTCATGCTGATTGGATGTGGAATAATCATACAGGTACATATCCACTTATAGCAGATTCACCAACTGAGTTACAAGCTGGTAATACTTACAGAGTTTCATTAGCTCCTCCATTTAATCCAGACTTAGCTGTGACAGAGGGTAGACAATTAAGTGATTATACCGATAGTCATGTAGAGTTTTATCCAAAACATGATAAGATGTATGCAAAAAATGCTGGACATGAATATGATAACAAAGTTGAAGAATGGAAACTCAGACGATCTTCACATCTACAAGTTTATGATAGTGTACGAATGGATGTTTATTGTGCAGGAGTATCATTCATACGACTTGGAATGACGGTAAAATTAATAGTGCCATCAACAGAAGGTACAAGTGATGGTAAACGAGAAAATGCATTTGATAAGCATTTAACAGGAACTTATTTGATTACATCAATCAAACATACTTTTACACAAGGTGAGAGTGGTAACTTTGGTTATAAGATGTTGTTGGAATTGAGTAAAGATGGGTTGGAACAAATGGCATCATATCGTATGCCAAGAAAACAAGGAGCTTCTAAATAATGTTTGGAGATTTCGTATGGTGGCAAGGTGTAGTAGAAGATAGAGATGACCCATTGAAGTTGGGCAGAGTTCGTGTGCGTATTCTTGGTTATCATACAGATAGTAAGCAAGAGATACCAACGAATACTTTGCCTTGGGCTACTCCATCACAACCAATCACTAGTGCAAGTATAAATGGAATTGGTACATCACCAACAGGACCTGTTGAGGGGACTTGGGTGTTTGGTTTTTTTCGTGATGGTAAAAATGCACAGGAACCTGTTATCATTGGAACCTTTGGTGGAATACCAGAAGATAAACCAGATACTAAACTTGGTTTCAATGATCCTAATGGTGTATATCCAACACAAGAAGTTAAAGAAGTAGCTCCGTGGCATGCAGCTCTTAATGAACCAGATACAAATCGACTTGCTGTAAACGATACAGAAAAAGAACATCCTGTTATACAAGCAAAGAAAGATGCATTAAAAGCCAATGGTACAGACAT